TCAAGTCGTGTCTGTTTTTGCTGTCTTTTTCGTTTTCATTCCCTCACCTGAAATAGGGTGAGGGATTTCGATGTTCCCGATCTGGTCTGCGACGATCCGACTGGCCTCGATGCCGAGCCTCTTTCGGTCGACGCCTTTTGTGTAGATCTCGGCAGTCGAGATCTTGGTCCACCCGTACTGCGCCATAAGCTGATGACTGCCAGCGCCTCCTTCTGCGGCGAGTGTGGCAGAGAGCTTCCGAAGGCCGTGCGACGACTTCTTGACGCCAGCTTCGTCGCACCTGTCTCTGAACCAGTTTCCAAATCCTGCGCGGGTGAAGGCCTTCCCGTGACTTGTCTCAACGAGGTGCAGGCCGCGACGTGGAGTTGCGTCGATGACATGGAGCAGATCGTCGGAAAGCTCAATCGTAACCCTTGCCCCGGTCTTGTCAGTATCGATCGACAATAGACGGCCCTGAATATGCTGCCGTCCGACCACGGACACGTCGGCGCGGCGAAGGCCGGCCAGCAGCATCAACTCCATTGCTAGCCGTTCAGCAGTGCCTACGGGATGCCGAGTCCTAAATGCTCGCACGTCGTCGACGGTCCACGGCGGGTGGCCGTCTGTCCTATAGGTTGGCAGGACGATGTCGATGGTCGGGTCCGTGGCGACAAGCCGCATTCGTCGGGCCCAGCCAAACATTCCCCTCATCACCTTAAGGAAGTTGCCGGCGAGAGCTGGCGTCTCGTGACGCTTGTCGACACCCTCCTGAATGACGTCTTGTGTGAAGGCTGCAAGCGAGTGCCGCGAGTTCTTGTCTAGGACCTTCGCCATAATCAGACGCTGCTGTTTTTGCGTAGCAGGGCTATACCCCGCCCACTTGGCACTCTCGCTCGTGTAACGGTCCCATAGCCATCCTAAGGTTCCCTCGTAAACCTTCGGCGCGTCGATTGGGCTACCAGTCAGCGCCGCCATGTAAGCTGTTTTGAATAGCGGCTCGCTGGGGTTTGGCAGCCGAATCCGCTTTCCCTTCCCTACGCGAAAATAAAAGACCCACTTTTTATGGCGGGTCAGTTGCTTGTGAACGTGCAGGGGAAGTTTTCTGGGCATCCCCGAGTCTTCACAGGCTGGGGCGCGAGTAGTCAATTCCAGCATCCTTCGAATTCTTCTGTTCGGGGAACACGGTCACGACAGCATCGCCGATCCGTATTTCCACACGACAACCAGTTGCTTGGGCGACTTCTGCCGCCCGACGCATGTCTTGTTTTCTGATTAGGGCAGGGGCTGACATGGCTCAGTTATCCCCGTTATTCAACTTATCCACAGGGGGCACTGTGGATAACAGAAGCAGTTCGAAGGCGTGGCGGTCGAGCGAACTCGTGAAGTATTCCTTGCTCCAGTTGAGCAAGAATAGCACCTTCAGATCAGCCTCGCTGGTCGTGGCTGGGCGCCAAGATACGATGTGGTCAAGGATTGCAAACTCCTCGTCGTTCGCCTTCATTTGGTTTTCCCACGCAGCCTCTTGCGCGGGGTCATCCCACGATAAGCTGTCGGTGACCGCGATCATCCGCCGGTGGCGGTCGGCCGCAACGGGATGGGCTGCGCAAAGGCTACTCAGCATCGGGCAGCCCTCCGTTGACGTAGAGCGTCCGCAGGAAAATCTTGTCCTGGTCGCTGTCACCGTTCCCCTTGTCCTTGTCGTCGATGTAGGCTTCCCAGGTCAGCTTCTCGATGCTGTTGAACCACTTCTCGCCTGCTGCCTCCATGAAATAGGCTAGCTTGAGCTGGGACTCTTCGGGCGTCATGCAAGGCATGCGGGCGAGAATGCGAAATGCTTTGATCTCACGTTCGGCGGCTGCATCGCAGGCAGCCTGATCGGCAAGGCGGTTGCCCTCCGCGTCGTACAGTTTTGTCTCATCGTCGAGAAGTAGCTGATGTAACGTGATCGCTTCCCGGATCATCGACGGGTCGTTGACGGCCAGTGCGCGAGCCTCCTGTTCCCACTCGCTGATCTCGCGATTTTCCGGCGAGCACTCATAATCGAGTTCATCGTCTGGAAGGGCTTCGTCGAGTGACTTGCTCATGCTGCGGCCCTCCGTTTTGGTCTGGCCGGTGCCGGCGCAAACTCTGGGATGAACTCGATCTCGTTGTCTTCAAGATCAGGGTCGCCGTCGATCTGGTCGACCAGTTCGAGGGCTCGATCGATCCAGCGTTCTAGCTCAGCGCGGCGGAAATTGTAGATGGCAGGGCTTCTCACTGGCTTGCCTCCACCATGTCTTCGACGCGATCGCGAACAACAAGAAGCTTGTTGTTGATTTCGTCGCAGACAGACTGGATGGCGTCGGCAGCCTCCCTAGAAACGCCGTCTCCACTTGCGGCCATAAGGACAGCGTGGTTAAGCGCGCGAACGTTGCTCAAGATATCGGCAATGTCGATAATCTGGTTGCTATTGACTGAAATTGTTGTCATGCGCCTGCGCCCCCAGTGCGGGGGACGTACTTCCACGTTCCGGATTTATCGAAGACCTGAGTTTCGCGGTGAAGGCGGGATGCCTCGCGATGAGATATCTTGATCAGCGCATAGACACGATCGAGGTCATAGTTTCGGCCGCCGTCGGCTGTAGCGAAGCTCATCTCTCCAACGATCAGTTTGATTGCTTCCAAAGCCTGCGCGAGATCATCGAGTTCATAGTAGATGTCCGATGGGTCAAATTCCGTGACACTGTTTTTGGTCATGATGCAGCCCTCCCGATCGCGGCAAAAGCGACCTCGTCAAAATCCTCACGATCATTGAAGTAGGCGCGGCTTGCCGTCATTCCCTGGACGATCCATCTAGCCTTTAGCGCCGCCTCTGCGAGGGTCGTGGGTACCTGTTCTAGGATGGCGTTCTCGATACCGCGAACTCGTTCGGACGAGGCCCTTGCCGCGCTCAGGGCCTCGGTATACCCGCATGCGTCCTCAACGGTTTTGCATTCGGCTTCGATAGCTGACAGCTCCGCGATCTTGCCTTCTGCCCACGAGTCCCATTTCGCTCGGCGCGCCGCCACCTTCTCAGCGTCTCGGGGATTGCAGAAGACGCCGATGCCAGCGTTAAAGTTACGGGTCGCTTCCTCCCTGATATCGTTCTCGCTGTAAGCAAAAATCGGCGTGGATCTGTCGTTGCCTTCGTCATCTTTCCCAAAAATGTATCGGCTGACTTGGACACGCTGCGCAGGCTTATCCTGCATTGTCGGGAGATTTTCGAGCTCGCAGAGGATTCGCCAGAGTATCTGGTCCTTGCGATAAGCTTCTTCATAGCTGGCAATCATTGTTTCAAGGGTACTGGTCATTACGCAGTCCTCCGAGCGATTTCGGCGCGAAGTTCGTCGACATTGAACTCCTCGACCTGACCCTTCACTCCTTTCAGGGTCTCCCAAGCCTCTGAGAGAGTATTGAGGACGGCATTGCAGTCGTCGCTATCGAATGACGAGCTGCTCATTGCCAGCCACACTGTATGTATGATGGCCTCGGCCTTGATCAGATCGCCGATTGTACGGGCAACAGCTTTGCGGGCGGCCAAGCCATTGACGATGTTCTCGGTCAGTTCGCCTAGCGGAACGAACGCAGGTGTGCTATTGGACTGCTTGTCCATTTTGACATTCCTTGTGTTGATGGGCTTAGCAGGTCCGGGACAAAGTTTGGACGCCGAGTCCCGGCCTGCTGCTATTCTCCGGCCTGAGCCGGCATTTCCCGTTTCAACCCATCTCTAATCAAGCTGCGCGCTGCCTCGGATGCTGTTCCGATGCGGTTCGCGAAGCGGTGATCTTCGATAGACTGAACTTCTTGGTCGGTCAGCATGACCACAAACCGGTTCGTGCGCTGAGGCTTCATCGCTTGTTTACCATCACCAGAGTTTGTCATGTTTACCATGTTTGCCATATTGATCTCGTAGTTTGAGTGTGTCAATCCAGTCTTTGTAAAGTTTACCAACTTTTCCATAGGGGCATGTTTTGGCGGACGAACTCAAAGACCAGCGTGTAGTGACGATGATGTCTCCAAGCGAGCTGGAGGCTATAGACGAGTGGATGTTCCGCAACCGCTTGAAATCGCGTGGAGAAGCGATCCGGCGCCTTTGCCATCTTGGCATGACTGCTGAAAAGCGAGAAGGCGAACTGCTCAAGGTCATCATGGATGGGCTGGACAAAGAGCAGGAAATGGTCCGACGCATGGGAAGCAAGGATACCGAGTTATCACATATCGAGGTGTTTGATGTTGGGCAGGCCTTCTTGAGGGAAGTGTACGCGCTCGCAGGAACGGCGATGATGGAGAGTATGGTTCTCCGAACTGCCCCTACCTCAAAAGAGGGCATTGATACGGCGAAGGAAATTGCTAAGCGACTGAAGGCGCTGGGATCGTCCCAGAAGCAGATCAACACTTTTGTTAACTTCGCGAGTGGCTTGAAGGAAAGTCGGGAGCGCAAAAAAGATAAACGCTCTGGCGAGAACGCTTGATACATCACGGAACATCTTTCGGGAGTAACTTAAAGCGGCCTTCGATCTCAGTGTGGGTCGCCATCGTGGCGGTTACCTGCTTGCATTCCGTCGCAAACCGCTTGAAGAGCTTCGTGACGTCGATGCTGTGATAAACGGCGAAGCTGCTGCCCTGCGCGTCTTCATGGCTGTTTTTGACCATACCGAATGGCCGAATGTGATAAGTGACTTTCATCAACACGAAATCGACGATCCTGGGCGGCAAGCTGTACTTGCGATTGATGCGAACCCGGACATCGGACAGCGTTTCAGTGTTCTGCGGTTTTGAAGTCAGGGACGACGTATCTTCGACGCGGGCGACTCGCACATCCATTGCGTCAAGTGCCTGCTGTTGCAGCATCTGCCGACGCTCGACCTCGGCCTGTAGCGTCAGCATCTGGATCAGGGTTTCGGTCGTCGTCAGCGGACGGTTGGCTCCAGCCTCTAGCTCCCGGAGCCGGCGAACAACTCGAAGCCGAAGCTCGGCGCTGTAGCTGAGCAAGACCGTTTCCGTGTGGTCGCGATCAAGGACGTATTCGGTTTGCTCGCGGTTCATGCTGTCCCGATAGATGCGCTCAAATTTGAGCGTATCTTCGTCAAGCTCGCTGAGCGTCTTCTCGATGTCGCGCTTTACATTCTTGTGCTCTTTGCCGGTCAGTTCCGCGATTTCGCGGCTCGACATTGTGACAGCCGGTTGGCTCATCATGTTCATGCGGTCCTCCCAGCCGCTGGGCGGCTTTTCTTCGTTTTCTGAAACAGGACGTTCGCCAGCCCCTGCCATACGGGCACCGAATGAGCGGCGGCAAACCGCTTGGCCTCGACGTCGAGCGTTCCCGCCGTTGCCTTCAGCGTTTCAGCCACGGCCTCGATCGTTACCGATCGGTGGAATTCCTCGTCGTTAAGGACGTACTCGACAGCCTTGATCTGGTTTGCCGTGATGGGTGCGAACTGGGCCTGCGCCAATACCTCAAGATACTGCCGCGCCCGCATCGCGCCGCGGCGTCCGACGACCGCCTGAATGGCGGAGATCGAAATCGTATCGCCTGGCTTATAGTCGCCCGGGTATTTTGGGATCCGAACACCTGCGCGCTGGCAAATCTGCTGGATTGTCGCTGCGTCGTCATCGCCGGCCGCGAGCTGCGCGAAGAACAGATCGAGCGCGTTGACGTTCTTCCGGTTCTTGTTGATCTCGACGAAGATGCCGGCCTCGGCCTGTACGTCGACGGCCTTGACGATGACGGCCGGGACATATGTCACCTTCGGGTGCAGCCTAGCCGCCTCGAGGCGGTGCTGGCCGTCCGTGACGTTGTACCGTCCGTCTGCATGCGGCACCACGACCAGAGCGCCAAACGAGCGCCAAGAGAACTGCTTGACGATGGCGTCAACGCGGTTCGCGTCGATCGGGCGCTGGTATAAGGGTTCGATGCCGATCGCTTCGACCGGTAGCCAGTCGAGGACAGGCAAGTCGCCGGGGTCGGGAAGGGCGGCGAGAAAGTTAGTCTGGGCGGGGTCTGCGTTCAACTGCATCTTCAGCTCCGTTGTTGGAGCTATATAGCCACATCTGCTATTATCCGGTCAAGAGGAATTATAGCCTAAGTCGCTATGTCGGAAAATGCCCACTCTGGAACGTACTCAGTTACGACGAGAAATTTGGCGTGCCTCTGCTTCTCAATCAACCGGCCATTCAGTAGCCGAAAGTCAACGCTGCCATCATCGTGCTTTGTCGAGAAAGTACCAAAATATTTAGTATCATCGTCAGCAATGATGAGTGCGATACGGCGGTCGCCGTAATATTCTACGTACCCGCCATCACTGTTAGGTTTCGTCATTTCGCCGAGCTTCAGTAGGTCTCCCTCGCAGAAATAGGGCTCCAATGACTTGTCAGCGAGTCTGAGCCAAAATCCAAGAGTGTCTAAAAAAGGCGTGCGGTTGACGTGGACAGTTAGGCTCGCCTCTTCTGTTATTGCTACACCGGCAGATGATTTGACGATGCCCATGACCCGAATCTCTCGCGTAGCATTGCGTACGAAGAGATCACCGACATCAGCATTCAGGGCGGCGGACAATTTCTCCGCCCAGTCAAGCGTCAACTGCATGACGCCTCGTTCAATCTTGCTGATAGTTATCCAATGCACCCCTACAAGGTCAGCAAGCTGCTGCTGAGTGAGCTTTCGCGCCTTGCGAACCTCGGCGATGCGATTATCTGAAGCAGAACTTTTTGTCATATAGCCTTTATGGCTCAGGGCGCCTTGCAAATCTATATCCGATATGGCTATATGGTTAAGAGATCACCCCTAAGCGAGGTTCGCTATGTCGCCGTTGGAATGGAGAACTGCGAATCAGTTCTCGCAAGAGAAGGTCGCAACCCTGTTCGGTGTCACGGGCGCTAATCCGGCTCGGACCTGGCAGCGATGGGAAAGTGGCGAAAGATCACCGCCTATTGCGGTTGTGTCAAAGCTGGAATCCCTAAGCGATGGAAAGGTAACTGCGCGCTCCTGGCTTGATGTCCGGAATAGCTATCTCTCGAAGCAAGAGGTGTCGGCATGACGCAGCCCCGCGACATCCCGTCCAGCCCGAAGATCGTCCGTGCCGCACAGTACCTTGCCGAGCTGTCGAAGTTCGAGAACGGCTTGCGCCGCGACCTCCGCGAAAACTTCGGGCTTGAACCGCACCAGATCGCCGAAGCGGTAGCGCTGTCGGCCAGGATGCGGGCGAACCGGAGGGCGTTCTCGTGACAAACTCTCCCGCGCGGCCCGCGCATGTGCATGCACGCGAGGCTGACCAGAAAGCCGAAGATGCTTGGCACGAGTATGCCGATCTCTCGATCCTCGCGCAGAACACGCTGAAGGTTGAAGACGGTATCGCTGCCGGCAAAGCCTGGGGTCGCTTCATGGCCCTCTTCGTTGAAGAGGACGTGCAGCAGCCATGAACAAGCACGCCGCCCCAGTCGATATCGATAAATTCAATCTCGTCGTCGAGCTAGAACAAGAAGTGCTGGGCGCCATCCTGGTTTCCGGCAACCACGCCGCTGTTCGCGGCACGGTGAAGGCTGAACACTTTCTCGAACCCTTCCATCGCCGTATCTTTGAGAACATCGAGGTTGCTGCTGACCGTTACAAGACTGCGCGCCTCGACCTTGTTGTGAAACTGTTCACGCCAGAGGAGGCAGCACAGTGCTCCGAGCGGCTGAAGATGACCATCACGGCCTACCTCGCTAAGCTGGCGGCTAATACGGCCGGCGGCGTTGCGCAGCTTCCCGCAAGCATGGCGAACCTGATTCAAGAATGGGCGCGGGTGACGGTCGGTGCCGAGGCCGAGCGTATTTCGCTCGCAGCGGCCGATCCTGCCGTTGATCCAGCCGAACTGATCCGTGCCGCAACCCGATCGCTCGACGACATCGCAACGGGTCTGCGCGGCGGCGTCAAAGGCCGCACGCGTTATTCCCTGTCCGAAGCTGCCGACGGTGCCCTTGACGAGGTGCAGGAGGCCATGAAGCGGGGGAACGGTATCACCGGCATCACCTGGGGCCTGTCCGACATCGACCGCCTGACTGGCGGCATACACCGCGGCGAAATGGTCGTGCTCGGCGCGCGGCCAGGGATGGGCAAGACTGCTGTCGGTCTGGGCGTCGGCATTAAGGCTGCACGCTCCGGTGCCGGCGTGGGGTTCATCTCGTTGGAAATGGGATCGAAGCGCCTCGCAATGCGTGCTCTGACGGATATCGTCTTCGACTGGAACCTCAAGGTTCCCTACAACGACTTGATCACGGGACGCGTGTCGGAGAAAGACTTCGACGTCATCTGCAACGCGAAGCAGGACTTAAACCGGCTGCCACTTTGGATCGAGGAGCAATCGGGCCTCACGATATCCGACCTGCGCGTCAAATTCGATCGCATGCAGGACGTTGCGGCCCGTAGCGGCAACAAGATCGACCTGCTGATCGTCGACTACCTGCAACTCGTCGCGCCGTCCGGCCGATATGCCGGAAACAGGGTCGGAGAGGTTACGGAAATCTCTGCTGGCCTTCGTCAGATCGCACGCGAGAACAATATCGCCATGGTGGCCTTGTCGCAGCTGTCCCGCGGTGTTGAGAGCCGTGAAGACAAGCGGCCGATGCTTTCCGACCTACGCGATTCCGGATCGATCGAGCAGGATGCCGACACTGTCGCATTCCTCTTTCGTGAAGCCTACTACCTGGGCAAAGAGACCGGCAAGGATCCGGACGACGACATGGAGCGGCTCGATCGCCTTGAGCGCGTTCAGCACAAGCTCGAATTTATCATCGCCAAGCAGCGCAGCGGCCCGACGAAGACCGTCGACCTGTTCGTCGATATCGGCTGCTCGGCTGTACGCAATGCCGCGAGATCATTCTGATGGCTCAGTTTCCTGCCTTTCCGTTGTGGACCGATGCATATCTCGCTGACACTGGCCACCTGACGACGATCGAGCATGGTGCTTACTTGCTGCTGCTGGTGACCATGTGGCGCAATGGCGGCGAGCTCCCGAACGATGACAAGGAACTTGCTCGGTATGCCCGCATGACGTCTGGGCAGTGGCTTCGGATCAAGCCGCGGCTAATGCGATTTTTTACCGTCTCATCTGACAGCATCGCGCAAGGCCGTCTGACAGACGAGCTAGTAGCCGTCAAACAGAAGAGCGCAAAGCAGTCTGACAACGCTCGCGCTAAGTGGCGGAAAAATAGAGATAAGAGGCATGCCGACGCATATGCCGAATCCACGGTCTCGGGTATCCCAGAAACATCCCAGAGTTATGCCTCCCAAACCCTGAACCTAAAAGAAGAAGATAAATCTTCTTCTATATTGTCCGAAACGAGTTCGGACCAGCATCCCGAAAAGCCGAAAAAGGGAAAGCCGAAGAAGCAGTACTCGGAAGCCTTCGAGAGCTTTTGGACGTCATATCCACGAACGCCGACCATGTCGAAGTCGGAAGCGTTCAGGGAATGGCAGAAGCTGGACGCGGCCGAACAGGCTTCCTGCGCCGGTGCTGTCCCACCCTATGCCGCCTACCTCAAAACCAAACCCGATCTGGAAACTGTGCACGCCTGCCGCTTCATTTCGCAGCGTCGGTTCGACGGATTTTCTACGGAGCAAGCTAAGCCTATCGACGATGCTACATGGACGAAGCGGCTGAACTACGCTCGGAAGAGCGCGCTGTGGGATCCGATCAAGTGGGGGCCGGTGCCTGGCAGTAAGGGCTGTACTGTTCCGGGCAATCTTCTGCAGCCTCAGGACGGCGCTGGCTGGCGCGAGAGCGGGAGAGCAGCATGACAGGTGCGAACAATCATCTCACCCAGCTCGTCGCACTGTCTAGGCGCCTTATCGAGCGCGTCGAGTTCGACGTGAACGGCATCCATGGCAAGGGCGGTAACGGTGGGCTGACGTCCGACGACACAATCCGCGCTGCCGGCGAGATGCGAGTTTTAATTTCCAAGATCGAGAGGGAAGCATGACATTGCACATAAACGGAATGCTCGCACCCCAGAACCCAATCCAAGGCGTTCCGATCAAGGCGTTGGTATCAGGTGCGTTCCTCAGTTCGGATAAATCCGCAGGATCAGCTGGCTCATATCTTGCGAGCAAAACTCTTCGCAAAACTGGGTCACCTGCGCGTTGGAGAAGAACCATGTCGACGCATAGAGCAGAAGCGCGATCGGTATCGCAACATCAAGTGCTATCTGCAGGACGCGTAGAAGGACTGCGACCGGGAAGCTGTGCCTATCGTCGAGATGTGTCAGCTTTTTCCAACCGAACATACGTCTCCCCTGATGGTAAGAAAATGGATTGGATGGTTCAGACCGCTAGAGCCACAGGAGCCTTCGAAGCTCAGTCGGAGAAGGCAGGCTCGCCACCGATTGAGGGCGTGAGCCTGCCGACTACTCCTCGTCTCTCACAACTTGAAGCACGTACCTCATCTGCTGAGTCGTATGTCGTGTCAACAACGGTGTGCTCAGGCCTATCTGCAGTTTGATGCCCGCAAAGAAGAAGGTAAACTGATGGCCAAGGTCAGACTAAAACGCCAAGACAAGCCGAGGGCTCAGAAGGCGAAGGGATTGCCAGCGCCAGGGTGCATGGTGCTGCCGGAAGACAGCCGCATGTCGACAGGTCGCCTGAAGCTCGCCCCGCAGCCTGATCGCCGCCCTGCGCCGCGTGTTAAGTCGAATGAGCGTGTGTCTCGGACAGATGTCGAGGAGCGCCTGATCACGGCGATGAAGACCCTGCGTGCTATTCCCGATCGGGAGCGGCGGTTTTTCATCATGAAGTCCTCGTCGCCGGACTACGTGCAGGAGTCGGTGACGGCCTATGCCGCTGTTGAGGATATCGGGCCACGCTTTCAACCGACTGCCGCAGAGGTTTCCGACTGCCTGACGGCTCTGTCATGGGTTCGCCACCTCGATCGTGCGGCCTGGCAGATTCTTTGGTGGCGTTCTTGCGAGCTATCGTTCGGGGTTATTGGGAAGTACATATCGCGCAGTGACGAGGCCGCCCGCAAGCGTTTTGAGACTTCCGTCACAGATGCCTGGATTGCAGCAAACAGCATTTAAAGTTGGTGGGTCCGCGGTAGAACGCCGCCGAACGTTTTTCCAAGGAAACTGCGGACCAAGCCATCAGGCGCCGCGGGGCGTAGCCTTTCAACAGAACGGATGGAGGAAATGCGCACGTTGCGACGGTGAGAAGCTCCGTAGGATCTCTTGCCTGCGGGCAACTCTTGCTGTTCTGCTGGCAGAATGAGTATCTCATCTATCCACGCACACAAATTTTTCTCCGAGGTTTCTGATCGGGGAGAAGTCTGGTCAATACGGGATGCAGGCGGTTTCCCAACCTCGACTAACGCGTCGGGTGAAACCGCTATGCCATTTTGGTCATCCGAACCCAGAGCGCGAGCAGTCGTCGAGAAGGTCTCAGCGTACCAAGGCTTTGAGCCAGTACCAATTCCGTTGATTGAATTCATTGAACGCTGGTTGCCAGGTCTCAAAGCAGACGGACTGACATGCGGATTGAACTGGTCAGGACGAGATGCGACGGGGTACGACTTTGCACCTTCCGATGTCCTTGATCGACTGAGTCCTGATTTGTGATTTCGCCGGACTAACTTCAAAGACCGTCGCCGCGCTGCGAGCGTAGGTCAGTATGTTAAGCGCGCCTGGCCGCAGCCGTGGTCTCGATCAGGTTCAATATCTGATGGTATCGAGCATCACTGATCCCGCGGCGCTGCTCCTTCGCAAGCGCACTCTCGTCATCGTCTAAGAGGCGGAACGTAGGCCTCGCTAAAGCATCCCTGAAAGTGATGTCAACTTCTGACCCTACTGATGACGGATAGGCGAGAAGGTCATTTGCCAAGATGCCCCGGTGCGCAGGTTCAAACGAGCCGTCATGCTCGTAAAGTTCCAGATATCTCTGGAAGGTAATCCGACTGACCTCCACCCAAACACCCCAGCCAAAATCACCAGACTGCCTCACAAATGGAACGGGCAGCAAACCGCGTATGAAGAACCGTTCACCGAACTGGCACAGATCGCTGTCGAACCGAGCCCTATCGGCTCTTTCTTGCTCAGGGATGTTCCAAACGTCATCGGGAAGTTGATAGGCTTGGTCGGTGGCAATGCCTTCGTGCTCCCTGCCACATATAGAGCATCTAAATTGTTCGCTCACACTTCCCTCACTCTTGCATCAATTCCAGCTCACGTAATGACTTTGACGACTTCACTCACGAGCCGCTGGGTTTAAGAAGGGCAGTCAATTAGCGAACGGTAACTCCGTTTCCAGTTCAAGCCCTACACCTATTAGTGTTGCCCGCACCGCTTCGATGAACCGCGTCGCCAACTGGGGCGGAGGGTATTTGAACCCGATGTTAATAACTATTCTTTTACCGACTGACCCTGGAAAATTGCTGGCTAACTGTCCGCTTTCGACGAACGCGATATAAGTATTAATTTTCTCTTGTAATAAAAAGAGATGTTCCTCTTCTTCGTCCCACGGGAGGTGGTCGCTAATTGAGAGCAGATATCCGCCGCTCATTCGGTCAACGTTGATAAAGTCGACAACGTCTGGGTCTTCGACAGTCATGGTGAGCTCTCGAACCGAGAAAAAGGTTGAAGGATAAAATTCCTGTTTATAGGAATATTTCCTCTTGGCATAGTTGGCATTAACGGGCATGTTGGATGAAACAATCGGTGATTTGCGCAATGCGATCGCTACGACAAGGCCGCCCCCGGGCGGCTTTTTTGATTTTTTATGTCGGGGTGGAGCAGATCGGTAGCTCGTCAGGCTCATAACCTGAAGGCCGCAGGTTCAAATCCTGCCCCCGCAACCAACTTGACCGTCCGCGAGCATGCGATGGAAGCGTCGTCTGAGAGGAGGAGCCCGCCAGCGTCTAGCCAGCGGGCGTTTTGTTTTAATGGCAGTCAGCGACGATAAGCTTGCACTCGGGGCAATCGGCCAACGCTGCCTGCGTAGCCGCCTTCTCGGTCTTACCGATCCCAGTGCCATAGCTTGCCTTGTTGCCAACGTAAGCGCCGCACTGTTCGAAGGTCAGTACGACTTCGCATGATTCATTGCCTGCGGATTTACATTCGCTGACAGCTGACGAAGAAGCTTCTTTCTTTGACGAGCCGTAACCGACGGCATATCCTGCTTCTTCTGCTGCAGTACCGGTCGAATCATTTACTGCAATCGCGCCTGTTGCAAACGCAGAAGTCGTCAGTGCGAAAGAAAATACTGCGCCCGTAAGCACGGCGCGGATAACGGAAGTCATTTAATCATCCCCTGGGCCACATTATTGTGGCGCGCGAGTAGTACCCCACTTGTGTATCTCCGCAAGTCGCACTTGATGTTAGTGTTAATCCAAGCACGTCCTGTAAAATGCAGGGCATGAGCCAATCCCAGTGCGATGACCGGGCAAGCGACATGTCATTTGCCATACATTTCGCGAGCGCTCTTTAGCATCCGGGTGATGTGCTGGCCCATCTCATCTGTAAAGTGATCCGCCATCGCAGGCTCTAGCGCCGGTATAGTAAACCCTTCAATTACGGTGTTTGCCTGGGCGTCATAAGTGTCGAGCGCTTCGCTTCCTACCTGGTGCGTTCGGTAGTGCAGGACGAGTAAGTGTGAGACGAGATATTCGATCGCGCTGAACCTCGCCTCAAGCAAAATTTCTTGTTCGGTCAACGGTATCTTCTCCTAGGTTGAACGCCATTCATCGGCCGCCGCAGCAACGCGGAGACACACAAAGGTCGCGCAAGTACTTGTCGAACGCAAGACAGCGATCCATCGCAATTCGGAGCGGGGAGCTCCGGGCTAGGGCAAACTATTCCATCAACATCTTCGCCCGGACTTCCGTTCGGTACATGCACACCGCTTATTTCTCTCGCGAAAAAATGATAGGTTGATGCTATGAATCCGCCATGCGCAAAAGATTCTACCAACTGTGGTTTAAGTCGATTTTTTACAAGCCGTCATGGGCCGAATACGTCACCTCATTTATATCGCTGTTCGTTGTAGTGTGGGGGCGGCTTGCACCAGATTCAGTTCTTCTAATGTATGTATGGCAGCTTCCATTCTGGGGGTTCGCTGCGCTGGGTCTCATCAGAACGATCTCCGCGCCATATGAGCTTTGGAAGGTTGAAAGGGATCGCGCAGATGCGGCTGAGGCGGCCTTGAACGCAGTTCGCCCAACTGTGTTCGAAGCCCGGAAAGCGCAGATCATCGATTTCGAACGACAAGTGAGCGAGGCCCGTTTCGAGGCCTACTCACCGGAAGTTGTCGGTAGGTTATGGAAGGTTGCAAAAAGTGTAGTTGGGCACCTGGAAACCGACGGTTTTGCAGTGCCGCCAATTAATGATGGCAACAAATTGCAGCAGGTGCTCACAGTGTGGAAATTTGCTGCTTCACTCAAGCCTTTTCTATACAGCCGAGATGCTGCACAAAAGGCATCAGGCGCGCTTGCGGAAGAAGCGCAGTTTTATGGAAAACGATCGACCGAGGCGGACTGGATCAAAGCCTAAGCCGTCACGGCCTTTTTGCCAGCCTCATAACCTGGAGGCTGCAGGTTCAATCCTGCACCCGCCACCAAATCGGTAAGCAGCACGGTTCGACGTGCAGGGGTAAGCGCCGCGATGACAGAAGCAACCGACCTGATCGACAGCAGCAACCGGGCTGCGTTGTACTTTACCGCGGCTGAGACGGCGACAGAGGAGCCTACCTGCGTTCTGCGTTGGCTCAACGGCGAACTTCAGCAGAAATGGCGTATCACCACGTATAGTGGCGGGACGCCTATTTCGCAGGAGTTCAGTTGGCGATCGGTTCCGACCGACGCTGAGTAGAGGTGCCATCCCGAACTTTGTTCGCCCGCTGCAAGCTGGGAAACCAGCCTTCCCGTACCTCCATTTAAGGGTGGTGCCTAAACAGGCGGAGTTCAGGCTGAATGCCCTGAGAAACAGGCCGATTTGGTGATGCCCAAAAACACCCAGCCCCGCCGTCGAGCGGGGTTTTCTTTGTCCAGGAGATGACGATGACCGAACACGTCAACAGCGAATCCGATGCCCGCACCGTAAACAACGCCGTGCGCCATACCTACCGCGTCCTGTCGGATTCCGAGAAAGCGCAGATGCAGGCCGTCAAGGATCTCGGCGCTTCGTTCATCGCCAAGCTGCACGAGATCGGCGGCACCGACGCCACCGGCGACCGGTTCGCCTCGCGGGACCTGTCTCTTGCAAACACACATGCCGAGGACGCCGTAATGCGCGCCGTTCGGCACATCACGGCCTGAACCGATGGCAAGCCACGACGTCACCATCGAAGGAAAAGAAATCTTGTCGGCAGTGACGATCCATATCCGCTGGCCTCGCGCTTATGGTTTCCGCATGTGGATTACTCGGCAGATCATCGGGCTGGCTGGGCGCGTGAGCCCGGTAGTGATCGACGCGGACGTCAAGGCAGGCATGGACGAGACGGACGCCAGCACATGGACCCGATACGAAGGGGACACGGCAGAAGGCGGCAAGATCGTTCTCAGCAACTACCCTGAAGGTTATATCCTTCGCCATCATGGCGAGGTGGTCTGGCGAGAGTGGGACCGAAAGCTCGAGGCGCAGGAAATCCCGCAGCGCGAATATGCGTGGTCAACAATCGAGGCTGACATCGCTCGCAAGTCAATGGCCCGCAAAGGTAGCGTGAACCGCGAGCCAAGCAAGGTCACCAGCCGGCCGCCTGCACCTGGCCCAACACGCAATGCCTAGGCTCAAGACCATCAAGCCGCTCGTGGGCATGATCAAGCCGCTGGTAGGCAGGCCGAAGGGCGAGAAGGCCAGAGACCAGCACCGTCGAGGCAATCAGCCATGGCGGGCTTGGTACAAGACCCAGCGATGGGAACGACTAAGACGCAAGGCATTCGAGCGTGACGACTACACATGCCAGCGATCCGGCGAGATCTGCGGCGGTACCGGCAATGATCCGAACACACCAGTAGCGAACCACCGGAAACCACACCGCGGCGACCCGGCGCTCTTCTGGGACATCAACAACATCGAGACCGTAACCAAGCGCATCCACGACAGCCTGATCCAGGCAGAAGAGCGTAAGGCGGAGAGGGATCAGTAACGACATGCCCTCACCAGTTGGTCGCCACGATCTCACTGGCTCTACACGATACAGGACAGGGTTCCGCGGCACACTTGTCCTTCAGGTCGAGGAGAGCAAGATCGCTTACTGGAAGGGTCACCTTGTTCCTGGTGTAGAGCGGACCCCAGTCTACGAAGTGAAGTGGCGTGACGCGCAGGCGAAGGACCTCAGAGTGCTTGAGTACCTGCAGCATCGCATGGACGGCGAAGCCAACGGCACGACTGCACCAGCCCCGATCGAGAGGTGACTGTCATGGTAATGCCAAAGCCGAGCGAAGCCCGCGTCGTCGTCACCCATCACGAGGATGGGCGCATGAAGGTGACACTCAATGGTGAGACGATACCCGGCGTGATCGGTGCTGCTGTGGTGCAGGAAGGCCGAGACAGAGCGGTCCTTCAGTTGTCCATCATCGGCCACCTTTCGGATGGAGACCTCGCCCATGACGACCAGCGAGGCAAGACGACCCATCGAGACCGAGGTCGAAGGCCCCTGATCGATCAGGGGGGGTAGGGAAAGTTGGAAACCGGCTTTCGGGCCGGACCCGCGTCCCCCACACCAAGAGATTTTTTCCTGTTTGAGCGTTTCCAGCCGGAAACCAGAGTGGAAACTATGCCCAAAGAGAACAAGCCAATCGACTGGGAAGGCATCGAGAGGGACTACCGCGCCGGTGCCATGAGCGTCCGTGACATCGCCCGCTGGTACAGCGTTTCTCACACGGCAATCAACAAGAAGGCCAAAGCCGAAAAATGGGTGAGGGCAGAGCAGCCAAAGCATCTCGATCGGCGAGAGCCCGTGCCGCGACTGACGCCTGCACTGGAAACCACGCCAGACCTCACGGAAAAGGGCAAAACGCTCGCCGGACGCATGATGGATGAGCTCGATGCGGTGACTTCGCTGCACGGTGAGCTCGAGGATATGATCTGCGCCGAAGAGAGTGACAGCCGTCGTCGGCACGCACTGTTGAAAGCGATCTCGCTCGGCGAACGGGCAAAGACGTTGAAGGATATCAGCGCCACCCTCAAGACGTTCAACGAGGCTGCGGCGCCTGCCGGAAAGAAGGCGGCGCGTAAAGACGCTGCCGCGGCGTCCGCTGCCGGAAGTGGTAAATTTGCGCAGCGTCCCGGCCCGCCTAAACTGGTGGTCGACAACAAGTGAGCCTTACCTGGTCGACGGCTTGCCCGGATTGGGAAAAGAGGATTGTTTCGCAGCGGTCGCTCATCGCGTTTCGTCCTCTCTTCCCGAGCGAGGCAGACTATGCGCTGTCCGTTTTCAAGGCGCTGAAGGTCACGGACCTGCCCGGGCAACCAACGTTCGGCGAAGTGAGCGATCAATGGGTCTTCGATTTTGTTGCGGCAATCTTCGGTTCCTACGACGCTGAGACGGGAAAACAGCTGATCACGGAATTCTTCCTGCTCATCAGCAAGAAGAACACGAAGTCTACGATCGCGGCGGCCGTCATGCTGACGGCGCTGATCATCAATTGGAGACATAACGAGGAACTGTTGATCCTGGCGCCGACAATCGAAGTCGCGGCAAACAGCTACAAGCCAGCGGCTGCAATGGTCAGGGCAGATCCGGAGCTCGATGCTAACGCCGACGAAGGCGGTATGCTGGTCGTGCAGGATCACGTCCGGACGATCAAGCATCTGGGCACCGATGCAGCGCTGAAGGTCGTTGCGGCCGATACAGACACGGTCTCCGGCAAGAAGGCAGGCCGGATCTTGATCGACGAGCTTTGGGTCTTCGGCAAGAGAGCCAACGCGGATGCCATGCTTAGAGAAGCCACAGGCGGACTGGTGTCGAGGCCCGAAGGCTTTGTGATCACTTTGTCTACGCAGAGTGACGAGCCGCCAGCCGGAGTTTTCAAGGCAAAGCTGGACTATGCTCGCAACGTGCGAGACGGGGTGATCGAGAACCGGAAATTCTTGCCGGTCATCTACGAATTCCCCCCGGAGATGATCAAAGCAAAAGCTTATGAGGAACCGGCAAACTTCTATGTGACGAACCCGAACCTTGGGCGCTCCGTCAGCCAGGAATGGCTTCATGACGAGATGATCAAGGAGCTTTCCGGCGATCGCACCACGCTCGCGACGTTCCTGGCGAAACACCTGAACGTCGAGATCGGAATGAACCTTCGGTCGAACCGATGGCCGGGCGCCGATCTCTGGGACAAACGAGCCCAGGACGACATTACCATCGACTACCTGATCGAGCACTGCGATGTGATCGTTCCCGGGCTGGATGGCGGCGGTTTGGACGATTTGTTCGGCCTGGCAGTCGTTGGAAGACACAAGAAGACGCGGGAATGGCTCTGCTGGGTACACGGCTGGTGCCACAATGGCGTTTTGAAGCGCCGTCAGAAGATCGCTACCAAATTGCAGGAGTTCGAGGCCGAAGGTGAGTTGACCATCGTCGACGACGAGCTCGACGACATTTCGGAGATCGTCGGTATCATCGCTCAGATCAAGGATGCCGGCTTGCTCGCCTGCGTGGCTGTCGATCCCGCCGGCCTCGGCGAGATGGTCGAGGCTTTGGCAGAGATCGGAATCACTGAGGAAGAGGGTTTGCTGATCGGCGTTCCACAAGGCTATCAGCTCATGAATGCGATCAAGACTACCGAACGGAAACTCGCCAACGGGACGCTGCGCCACTCCGGTGCCGGCCTGATGCAGTGGTGTGTTGGCAACCTGAAGATTGAACCTACCGCAACGGCCATTCGGGCCACCAAGCAGAACGCCGGCGACGCGAAGATCGACCTCGCCATGGCGCTTTTCAATGCCGTGACGGTGATGAGCCGCAACCCAGAAGCTAAGCGCAAGCCGCAATTCCAGATGCTGGTAGTCGGCTGAACCACACGAAACCCTACAAGAACTGGAGGTCGTCATGACAGTGACGCGCCGCGCATACTCATCGCTCATCATCAAGGCGGTTGACGAAGAGAAACGCATCATCCGCGGCATCGCGACCACGCCGGCGGTCGATCGCGTCGGAGATATTGTGGAGCCCCTCGGCGTCAAGTTCACCAACCCGATGGCCTTCCTCTGGCAGCATGACGCTCATCAGCCGATCGGCACCGTCAAGTTCGACAAGCCCACCAAGGACGGCATCACATTCGAGGCGGAGATACCCACCATTGCCGAAGACGGCAAGCTGAAGGACCGCATCGATGAAGCCTGGCAGTCAATCAAGATTGGTCTTGTCCGCGCCGTGTCGATCGGCTTTCGCGCCGTCGAGTACGCCTTCCTGGACGAGGGCGGCATCCGTTTCATCAAGTCTGAGGTCTATGAGCTGTCGGCCGTAACCATTCCGGCCCAGCCCGAAGCCATCATGACCAGTATCAAGAACATGGACGCGGCAGGTGTCGCGGTCATCAAGTCCTTCGACATGAACGCTCCTGCCGCGACAGGCAAAATTGAGCGTCCTGCCGATACCACTCCCGGCGCCACGGGAAAATCCAAGCATTCCATCAATCTCACACTCAAGGAAGTCACAGCTATGAAGACCATTGCTGAACAGATCGCGGCGCTGGAAGCCTCCCGGCAGGCCAAGTCCGCACGCATGTCGGACGTTATGCAAAAGTCCATGGACGAAGGTCGTTCGACCGATCAGTCCGAACAGGAAGAGTTCGACACGCTTTCCGGCGAAGTCGATGCTCTTGACGGCGACCTGAAGCGTCTCCGCACCATGGAGAAGATGCAGGCCACATCGGCAAAGCCGGTCGTCGCCAACCAGATCAAGACCTCGGCTGACGGGTCTGCCGCCCGCTCTGGCATCGTGATCAAGGCTCCGGCGCTCGAAAAGGGCATCGGCTTCGCTCGTCTCGCCAAGGTCAAGGCCCTGGCAAAGCTCGATGGCGAAAGCGTGCGCACCGTCGCCAAGGAGCTTTATGGCGAGGACTCGTCCATTTACGGGATCGTCATGAAGGCCGCAGTTCCTGCCGGCACCACCCAAGACGGCAACTGGGCATCGCCTCTCGTCGGTGAAGGCACCGATGTGATCGCCGACTTCGTGGAATACCTCCGTCCGCGCACCATCCTCGGCCGTTTCGGCCAGAACGGTGTTCCAGCCCTTCGCAACGTTCCGTTCAACGTCCCGCTGGTCGGGCAGACGGAAGGCGGCGAGGGCTACTGGGTTGGGGAAGGGAAGGCAAAGCCGCTCACCAGCTTCGGCTTCGAGCGCAATATCCTCGACATCTTCAAGGTGGCGAACATTGCGGTCGTAACCGAAGAACTCCTTCGTCGGTCGTCTCCGGCCGCTGAAGGCCTCCTCCGCGACAGTTTGGCTGCTGCGATCGCCGCTCGCCTCGACACTGACTTCGTCAACCCCGCCAAGGCAGCGGTTGCCGGCGTCTCCCCAGCTTCCATCACCAACGGCCTGACCGCGGTTGTGTCGTCTGGTGGTGATGCGGATGACATCCGGAGAGATATCCGCGCTCTGATGGCGACGTTCATCGCGGCACAGAACGCCCCGACGAGCGGTGTCTGGATCATGGGTTCGACGACAGCGCTTGCTCTGTCGATGATGACCAATCCGCTCGGTCAGCCGGAGTTCCCAGGCATCTCGATGACGGGCGGCGCCTTCGCGGGTCTCCCGGTCATTGTGTCGGATTACATTCCAGCCGGCACTGTCGTACTTGCCAACGCCAGCGACATCTACCTCGCTGACGAAGGCGGCATCCAGGTCGACATGTCCCGCGAAGCCTCGCTGGAGATGGCCGACAACCCGGCGCACAACTCCGACACGCCAACCGGCGCAACGTCGCTCGTCTCGATGTTCCAGACCAACAGCGTGGCCTTCCGTGTCGAGCGGTTCATCAACTGGGCCCGCCGCCGTCCTTCGGCTGTGGCCATTCTTACCGGCGCCACCTGGGGCACCCCCGCTCCAGTTACTCCGTAACGACAACGAGCCAGCCTCATTCGTGGGGCTGGCTTCTCTCGTCCAAGCAAGGAGACGGCAATGAAGAAGTCCTCGTACATGACCCGCGCCATGACGGCGAGCGACCCACGCTTCGCACGGGTCCTCGGGAAGCTGGGGTATGCGCGTGCCGACGTGGTTGCTGGCGCCGAAGCGGGCGATCCTCTCGACCACGACGGTGACGGACAGAATGGCGGCAGCAAAGCCCCCGAGCTGGACGCCCTTCGTGCCGAATACCATGAGACTGTCGGTAAGAGGGCCTATCACGGCTGGGATATCGACACACTCAAAGCCAAGATCGCTGAAGCGAAGGTGTGATCATGCGCCTTCCCCGCCTATTCAACCGCCCCCCGGCGACGGAGAAAGCACTGTCGCCTGTCTCTAGGGGCCGTGGCGGGTGGCGGTCTCTTTTCGAAGCCGCGCCTGGGAACTGGCAGCAGAACGTCGAAGTCCGCTATGACTCCGTTCTGTCGAACCATGCTGACTTCGCCTGCCGCACCTTGATCGCCTCGGACATCTCGAAGCTGCGCATCAAGCTTGTGGCGAAGGACAGCGACGGGATCTGGAGCGAGACCAGCAATGCGGCCTATTCGCCGGTCCTCCGTAAACCGAACGCCTTTCAGAACCGCATCCAGTTCATGGAAGCGTGGGTTCTGTCGAAGCTGCAGCGCGGCAACGCATACATCCTGAAGCAGCGCGACGGCCGCGGCGTGGTGGTCAAACTCTACGTCCTCGATCCCACTCTGGTGACGCCTCTGGTCTCCGATGATGGCAGCGTCTTCTACCAGCTGAGCAAGGATCCGCTCGGTGGCGTCGAAGACAGCATCATCGTTCCGGCTCGCGAAATCATCCACGACCGGTTTAACTGCTTCTTTCATCCGCTGGTCGGGCTGTCCCCCATATTCGCCGGCGGGCTTGCAGCCATGCAGGGGCTTGCGATCCAGAACGATAGCACCCTCTTCTTCCAGAATGGCGCGCAACCCGGCGGCGTCCTCACGGCTCCGGGTGCCATAGAGCAAGACACCGCAGACCGCCTTAAAGCCTACTGGGACGCCAACTTCGCCGGCAAGAATTCCGGCAAGGTTGCCGTTCTTGGTGATGGCCTGAAATATGAGGCGATGAAGGCCAAGGCAGTCGATACACAGCTGATCGAGCAGCTTAAGTGGAGCGCCGAGGTCGTCTGCTCGACCTATCACGTCCCGCCCTACAAGATCGGCGTCGGGACCATGCCGACCTACTCGAACGTCCAATCCTTGAACATCGAATACTACTCGCAGTGCCTTCAGGTCCTGTTTGAGAGCATCGAACTCTGCCTGGATGAAGGTCTGGGCATGGGCGAGAATATCGGGACAGAATTCGATCTCGATGGGCTGCTCCGTATGGACTCGATCACGCAGATGGACGTGTTAGATAAGTCGAAGGGCAAGCTGACGGTTAACGAGCAGCGCAAGCGGCTCGATCTGAAGCCTGTCGAGGGCGGGAACACCGTTTATCTTCAGGAGCAGGACCACAGCCTCGAATGGTTATACCGTCGTGATGCGCAGCCGATCAAGGCTCCGGCGCCCGTTGATCCACCAGCCGAGACGAATGAAGAACGCCAACAGGCTGAAGCCCGAGCCTTTGTCGCTGAAGCGGCCCTGGAATTTCAGAAAGGTCTAGCCGCATGATTGATGCAAAAGCTTTCGGGCGAGAGCTTGCCGGCATGGTCAAGGCGCAGCTCGACCCAATTTTGACGCGCATCTCCGCACTGGAGAAGCGGTTGGATTCTATGCCCACGCCGAAGGACGGAAAAGACGCTGACAGCGATCAGATCGTCCTCACTGTAACTCGCAAGTTTGAAGACGACCTGTCGCCAATTCGTGAGGCGCTGGAGGAAATGAAGAAGGACATCCCAGCGACGATCAGGGCGCTTGTGGATGCAGCTGTCACTGAGATCCCCGCCCCAGTCGATCTCTCGGCAGACCTCGAAGCTCTGAAGGCAACAGTGGAAGGCATCGTCGTCCCGGAAATTCCGCAAGCTCCGGAGCTGCCAGACATCGGCGGGATGGTGGACGAGGCGGTGAAGGTTGCCGTAGCGTCTATCCCGGCCCCGCAGGACGGCAAGGGAGTAACTGTTGAGGATGTTGCGCCTCTCATTGCCTCCGAAGTTGAGAAGCGTGTCAGCGGGCTTCCTCTTGCGAAAGACGGCAAGGACGGCATCGATGGCAAAGACGGAGTCGGCTTAGCTGGCGCATTGATCGATCGCGATGGCGCACTCGTCGTGACGCTGACGAACGGTGCAACGAAGAACCTCGGGCCTGTCGTTGGCAAAGATGGCGACGACGGCAAGCCCGGGCGCGATGGCTTCAACCTCGAGAACTTCGACGCGAAGGTTATGGATGACGGCCGGACGGTGCTGCTGTCGTTCATCGGCAAGGATCTCGATTACAGCGTTGAACTCGGCTTCCCGGTCATGATTTACCGCGGCGTCTTCACCGAGGGCTCTTACAGCAAGGGTGACACGGTCACTTGGGGCGGCTGTCTGTGGCACTGCGATGCCGAGAAGACCGAACGGAAGCCCGGCGACGGCTCGAAAGACTGGACGCTCTGCGCCAAGAAGGGCAGGGACGGCAAAGACGGCGTCGTGAAGGATGCTAAGCCTCAACAGCCGGTTCGCGTTGGCGTTCCAGCCAAGGGGGAATGACATGGCCCTCGTCACGCTCGCTCAAGTCAATCTCGCGCTGCGCCTCGACCTCATCGACGGCGACGAGCGCGTCCCCGATATCGAGCTCAAGATCCGGCAGGCCGAAGACGCTGTCGTCGATTATCTAAAAAGGCCGGCGCACGGCTGGACGGATGAGACTGTGCCAGGTCGCGTCTCTGCGGCCGTGATGCTGGTCGTTCACAGCCTCCTCGACGAGGCGAACACCGGCGGCCTTTTGCCTGGCCTCGGTACCGGTGATCCGAAAAACCCTGTTGTGGCGCTGCTGTACCGGCTCCGCGACCCAGCCCTTGCTTGAAAAGGAGAACGCAATGCGCGTGAAGTTCACTGACAGTTTTGACTACAAGCCGACATCGCAGTCCACGATCGGCTATCTCGCAGGCATGGAAGAGACCGTGAAGCGTGAGTGCGGCGAAGCTGCGATTGCTGCTGGCAAGGCCGAAGAACTGACAGAGGCGGGCGGCAAGCCTTCCGGCAAGTCGTCCACGGACGCTTCGGCCGATGGCACTAAGTAACCCGCCGACAGCGCAGGAGCTCGATCGACGAGTTGCTTTCGCCAAGCGTGCCAAGTTCAATGATGGCCTCGGCAACACTGAAGGGCGATTTGAAGATCAGTTTTCGCTCTGGGCCGCCTTCCGTTCCCGCGGTGGAAACGAGGCGGTCGTCGCCGCTCGGCTTGAAGGGCGTAACACGCTGGGCGTCTACCTCCGTTCATCTCCCCAGTCTCGGCAGATCGAAAGCGACTGGCAGATGACCGACAAGAGAACTGGCCGTAAGTACGCGGTCAAGATCGCCGATGCTGTGACGGATAGAGACTGGGTCTATGTCGAGGTTCAGACCGGGGGCGCTGCATGAGTGCCGGCAAAGTTCTCTGGGCCGCAATTCTTGGCGCCCTCAACCAAAACGAGGCTTTGGCGGCGTTGGTGGACGGCATCCATGACAAGGCGCCAAAAGACCCTTGGGGCACGAAGCAAATTCACATAAGCCGGGGCCCGTTCACCGGCTCCTCGGAAGACGCCGATTGCATCATCGGGCAAGAAATCACCGCGCAGATCGATATCTGGTCTCGCGAGCCAAACCGGTGGTCAGTCGACAATGTCATTGCCCAGGTCCGCAAGTCGCTGCACGAGGCCTACCTTCCTCTGAGCGAGGGCGCTCTAGCGGCGATAGAGGTTCGCTTGTGGCGAGTGACTGACGATCCGGATCAGACGCAGCAGCATGGGGTCGTTCAGGTCCTGGCGCTCGTTGAGGAGAGCGAAGAGACGTGACTGTCAAGATCGACGGTCTGAGCAGCCTTCAGAAGAAGCTCGCTCGGATGCCGCTCAAGGTTAAGCAGCGCATTCGCGAAGCGATGGAAGCGGCGGCTGACGATATCGTCAACCTCGCCAAATCTCTAGCGCCATCAGACAGCGGCAAACTGCGCGACAGCATCGGTTGGACTTACGGCGAAGCGCCGAAAGGGTCGATCAAAATCGCCAACGTTAAAACGAAAATGGGCGAACTGACGATCACGATCTTTGCCGGCAACAGTGAGGCGTTCTATGCGCGCTGGGTCGAGTTCGGCACGTCGTCTCATGCCGCCGGCGGTAAGTTCACAGGCTCAACCATCCCGTCGATACCAGCTCAACCATTCTTCTATGTGAGCTTCCGAGCGCTTCGTCGGAGCGCAAAGAGCCGCATCAACAGATCTATCAACAAGGCCGCCAAAGAAGTGGCGTCAGGTCGATAGCCACGATCGTGCGGTTCGCCGCTCTTCCCTGCCATAAAGGAGAAACACCATGGCACCTCCCGTCACCGCGCGTTTTGGAAAATTCCGGGTTCTGCTCGGCAACAGCGCTGTTCCCATTGTCTACGCAGCTCCCTGCGGCTTCACGTCGAAGTCGCTTGCGCTGAACAAATCCCTTTCGGAAGTTGCCATTCCTGATTGCGACGATCCCGACGCGCCTATCAATCTCGGTCGCGATGTCGAGAACATTTCAGCATCCGTATCGGGCGAGGGCGTGCTCGCCGCATCCGCCGTGATCACATGGCTCGCGGCATACGATAAAACGGACTCGGTCCCCGTGAAGGTGGAGATTGAGTTTTCGACGGGCGTCGTGACATGGACTGGCAAGATGCACATCGAGTCTCTTGAGCTTGGCGCTGAAATCGGAGGCCGCGTGACGATCTCCGTCTCGATGCAGTCCGACGGCCAGCTCGTCCGCACAACGACGATCCCAGTATGAGCCGGGACGCCTCGATAACGCTCACGTGGGCCGACGGCGATTTCAAATTTCGCCTCGGCTGGGGCGAGCTGGAAGAGCTGCAGGAAAAGACCGACGCTGGACCATACGTGGTCCTGCAACGGCTCCACAACGGGACATGGCGCGTCCAGGACATTTCTAACGTACTCCGTATGGGTCTCGTTGGCGGGGGCATGGCCCCAGACAAGGCGGTACAGAAGGTTCGCTTCTACGTTGAGCAACGGCCTCCGATGGAGAGCGTCCATCATGCCCTGGCGGTTCTATCCGCTGCTCTGATGGGGGCGCCAGATGAAAAGCCGGGGGAGCCCGAAGCGCCAAAGCGGAAGAGGGGCAAAAGGTCGACGACCTCCCGAACGGAAAAATCCGGTTTGGCGCCATCTACGGAACCGGCGCCGCGATAGGATACTCGCCTCAACAGGTGAGGGCGATGTCTATGTGGCAGTACATGGCTGCTATCGATGGCTACGTCCAGGCGAACACGGCCGACGACGGGAAGCTTTCAAGCTCCGAAGTCGACGACGTTTGGCAGTGGATGCAGGAGAAGGATGCAGTATCCCCTGCATAGGGGCTACTAGCCGCCCATAAGGCTATCTGGAAGGCAGGTTATCGATCCTTTGCCTGCCTTTTCGTTATAGCTGCCGAGTGCTTCAGCGATTGCTTTCAGTTCTTTTTTCCGAACTTCGCAATCTGCCTTCGAAAGCCCTTTGGCAGATACCCGTTCATGGTTCCCGATCGCATGTACCAAGCTGTACGTCTCGGCGGCAGCTGCCTCCGAGACGTGGGCAGCACTTCCTGTCGCGATAGCCACGTGTAGCGCTACCTGACGCCAGTTTCGATGAAACATTTGAGTAATCCTTATTCATAGCGGTACGTCTCCGCTCTCGAACGTATGAGAACCAACGCATGGCCGCAACCGACCTTGAACGTCTGGTGGTGCAGCTCTCGGCTGACATCAAAAAGTACGAGAACGCCATGAGCCGGGCGCAGGGCGTGACAAACCGCCGCCTTGGCGCCATGCAAAAGCAAGCCACCACAAGCAGTCGGGCAATCGCTGCTTCGTTTGCTCGTACTGGCGCCCAAATCGCTGGCGCATTTTTGGCTTCTGAAGTCATTCGCAGTGCGGTGACATTGTCTGATGCAGCGACACGCATCGACAACTCCCTCAAGGTGGCAGGTCTGTCTGGCGAAGAGCTCGAGCGCGTGTACCAGCGACTCAGCAAAGCAGCCGTAGAGAACGGGGCGCCAATCGAGACGCTTGCGGCATTGTACGGGAAAGCTGCCCAGAATCAGAAAGAACTTGGTGTCACAACTGATGAACTGATTGGGTTCACCAACAACGTGGCTCTCGCTCTCCGCGTAGCAGGAACAGACGCAGCGTCGGCCAGTGGCGCTCTCTTGCAGCTTGGGCAAGCCCTTGGCGCAGGCAAGGTGCAGGCAGAAGAGTTCAACTCGATCCTTGAAGGGGCGCCGACGATAGCTCAGGCGGTGGCGGCCGGATTGAAGGAGGCAGGCGGCTCAGTTTCCCGGCTGAAGGGCCTTGTTGTTGACGGGAAAATCTCGTCCGAAGCGTTCTTCCGTGCTTTCGAAGCAGGCGCACCTGTCCTTCAGGAGAAGGTCAAGGGTTCGGTATTCACAATCGAGCAGGCATCCGAGAACATGAAGTCGGCCTTGATCGACCTGGTTAAGGAGTTCAACAACTCGACGGGAGCGAGCAAGAACTTTGCAAACGGTATCAATTCGGCGGCCAAAGTCGTCGCCGATTTCGACGTAGCAAGCCTTATCAATAAGCTTCGTAGTGGGCGTGCCGAACTCGAAAACTTTTTTGCCGGCATCAAATTACCAGATAGCCTCAGCCAGATGTTTGGGATTTCCGACACTCAGGGAAATGTTCTGAACCCTGCCGTTGGGGAGGCGCAGACAAAGATAGCGGGCCTTGAGCGAGAGCTCGAACTGCTGCAACAGCGGCTCGGTGTGAATACCGAGCTGGGTTTTGATAACAAGGAAGCTCTGGCCCGCATTCAAGAGGTGCAGGCCCAACTGACCAGGCTTCGTGCTCAGGCTGCGAACCTGCCCGCATTTATCGACGGATACCGAATTGGTGAGAATGGTTTCGAGGCCGTGCCGGGTGGGTCTGACGCTGGCACGAACGGACAAATGGGCGGGTCCGGTCGGCGCGGCGGTGCACGGCGCCGTGCCGCCGAGGTCAAGCCCGTTTCGGTGAACGACTTCAAGCCTCCTGTCGGTAGAGGCGGCGGCGGCTCGAAAGCTAAATCGGCCAAAGAGGATGATTACGCCCGCGAGACCAAGCAGATCCAAGAGCGCACCAAGGCGCTTGCTGCTGAGACGACCGCGCAGAGCATGGTCAATCCACTGATCAACGACTATGGCTTCGCCATCGAAAAGGCGCGATCAAAGCAGGAACTGCTTACAGCAGCCCAGGAAGCCGGCAAGAAGGTCACGCCGGAACTTGCGAAAGAGATCGAGAACCTTTCGACGTCCTACGCCCTGGCGGTCGTCGAGTCCGAACGGCTCGCGGAAAAGCAGGATGAGATACGCCAGCGTGCGGAAGACGCCTTGGCGACAGCGAAGGACGTTACCCGCGGTATCATTGACGGCTTCACGGAAGGCGCCGAGGCCGGCGACATCCTGGTGTCCAGCCTCAAGAAGATCGGTGATGCGTTGATCAACGATGTCCTCGATAGCCTTTTCAAGGTCAACAACGCAGGCGGCGGTGGTGGCGGGTTCCTTTCTGGGTTGCTCGGGCTCTTCGGTGGCGGCGGTAGCGGCTTCAAGGCAAATACGACACTCGGCGCTGTGCTCGGCGCTGTACCCGGGTTCGCGAAAGGCACGAACTTCGCACCCGGCGGCGTTGCCGTTGTCGGTGAAAAGGGGCCGGAGCTTGTTAACCTTCCACGCGGCGCGCAGGTGATCCCGAAGATCCCGAAAGCGATGGGCGGAGCTGGCGTCACAGTGTCGATGCCGATCCAAATCGATGCAACAGGTGCCGACAGTGCTGGCCTCGCGCGGGTCGAACGTCAGATCGCGCAGCTGAAAGCGGACCTACCGGCGCAAGTTGTGGCATCCGTGAAGAATGCGCAGAAAAGGCGTACGATCTAATGGCGATCACCTTTCCCCGCGAGATCCCTGCTGTCGATTACGTGACGGCTGCCTTCGTTCTCCGAGATGGCGTAAAGGCCTCACCATCCGGCGCTCGGCTGATCAACTATTCCCAGACGACAGATCCGGCATGGGAGGCAACTCTCGTGACAAAGTCCCTTCGCGCGAGCAGCTATGCCGAAGTCGAGGCCTGGTGGCTGTCGCTGCGGGATGGCCTTCGCCGCGTTCTCTTCCGTCATCCACACTTCTACTACCCGAAGAACCACGTCACAAACCAGGTGCCGGCCGATGATCCCGGCAACCTCGTGTCTGTGGCGAGCGGCAACATCTTGACGGTCAACAGCGTGGCGACGGCTTTGTCGCTCAGCATCGGTGACCGTATCGGGCTCGAACGGGCCGGCCGCTATCACATCGGCCGTGTGACCGAGTTCTCAGGAACCGGTACGACCCGCACCATTACGATTGACCCTCCGCCGTTCTCGGTCGTTGCCCAGGCGACGGCTGTCGTTCGCTTCGCAAAGCCGGCGCTCGTGATGCGTCCTGTCCCAGGCAGCTGGGACGTTCAACATAGCAACGGGCGTTACACCGTGTCCTTCAAGTTGGTGGAGGGGGTATGAGCCTTTCGGCCGAAGTCAAAGCGCTCTACGACGAGGGGCGCATCTCGACGCGACAGATGATCCGCTTTCTCTTCGGAAGCGGTGCCTACGGCTTCATCGCCCGGTCCGACGAATTCGAATATGCCGGATTGATCTATAAGCCGTTCGGCCTGATCGAGGTCTCCGACATCAATGGCGGTATGGGGACCACGGCGGATGACAGCTTCACCCTCACGCTTGTCGAGAGCGCGAACGACGGTCTCACACCTGCGGTCCTCATGCAAATCGAGAATGAGGACTATCGAGATCGTCCTGTCACCGTCATGGACGCCCACTTCCATCCTGATACCGGAGCCTTGCTGCAGGTCGAGATCGTCGCTCGCGGCTACCTCGATGTCATCAGCCATGAGATGGACCCGGAGACGGGCTTCAAGCTGACGGCTCAATGCGAAGGTCGTCAGCTCGACTACAGCCGCAAGAATGGCCGATACCGCAATGTTGCCGATCAGAGGCGCCGCTCTCCGACCGACAAGTTCTTCGAGCACGCTGCAAAGGCCGGACGCGAGGAAGTGTTCTGGGGCCGAAAAGCCGGAAAGACCTGACATGACCAGACATCCTGATTGGGAAAATCGCCTCAACGACGTTGTGGCGAAACACCAGGCCATGCCCGGAGAGTGGGGCAAGTCCGATTGCTGGATTATGGCAATGGACGCGATCGAGGCCGTCTCGGGCGAGCGGATCTTTGCGAACCTGCAGACGTATTCGACGGAAGCCGAAGGCTACAAGGTGTTCCGCAAGGCGGGCTTCAAGCTGACCGTCGAGGAGGCTCTTGCCGAGGCCCTGGGCGAGCCTTTCGCGCCAGTTCTCGCTCACCGTGGCGATGTCGGTGTGATCGAGCGCGAGGGCGGTGTGTCCTGCGGCGTCTTCACCTCGATCGGCTTTGCCGTCCGGACGATCTACGGGCACGTCGAGCGTCAAGGCCGCAAGCGAGTCGAAGTCACGGCTGGCTATGACCTGCAGTTCCTGCCGATCTCGGCTGTCGCGCGCGCATACAAGGTTCGATAAATGCCATTCATCTCTGCAGTCGTCGGCGCGATCGGCGGCATTATTGGGCTGGGCTCGGTTGGCGTTAGCCTGGCGTCGGCCGCGATCGGTATTGGCCTCAATTTCGTGGCGGCCAAGATCCAGGCAAGCCAGGCGAAGAAAGCCAGCAAGCAGGCAAGCGGAACGCAGTTCGACAAGGAATACGGCGAGAACGTCAGCCGCAAGGTCCCGTGCGGCTTGGTCGGCATTGCTGGTCATGACTGCTACGTCAACACGTATGGCACGTCGAACAAGCACCTCGAGCAGATCTATGTCCTGTCGGACTTTCCCTCCGATGGCCTTTCCAAGATCTGGGCAGGCGGCAAGCAGCTCAAGCTGCTGTCCACGGATAACAAAAACTACACGGTCGACGGTGGCGACTATGAAGGCCGCATGTCCTTTGTGTTCTACGACGGAACGCAGACGGCAGCAGACCAGGGCCTCGTTACCAACAGCAACCCGGTGGACAGATGGAAGTCTGTCAACGTCGGTAGCGGTATCTGCTATCTGATCGTCCGGCTGACGTACGACCAGGAGAAGCTTGCCCAGTTCCCGGAGTTCTTCTTCGAGATCCGCGGCGCTCGCCTCTACGATTTCCGTAAGGATAGCTCGATCGGTGGCTCCGGTGCGCATCGCTTCGGGCAGTATGCCACCTACGAATTCTCCGAAAACCCTATCGTGCAGGACTATAATTATCGCCGCGGCTTCTCGTGGAATGGCGACCTGTTTCTCGGCATGGATATGGCAGAGGCGGATCTGCCCTTCGACCGCTATGTGGTGGCTGCAAATCTCTGCGACGAGATCGTCGACGGTGAGCCGCGCTATCGCTGCTCGATCATCTTTGACGCCGACGTCGACCATGGCGACAATATCGACGCGGTCATGACGTCTTGCGGCGGGATCGTCGTTGACGGGGTCGAAGGTTCGTGGCCGATCATCGGGTCGGTGCAGCCCATCGTCGAGACGTTCACTGACGACGACCTGATCACGACAGAGCCAATCAGCTTCCAGCGTCGTCGCTCGATGGCCGAACTCACGAACTCGGTCTCCGGCACCTATCTGGATCCAGGCAACCTCTGGTCTCCGGTCGGCTACGACCAGCAAAGCAATCCGACGCAGGTCTCGCTCGATCGCCGCACTCGTGATGTTCAGATCAACTTTGACACTGTCCGTAGCAAGCGCCAGGCAAACCAGCTGGCGTCGATCTACTACAACGAGAACCGTTATGAGGCGACAGCCGAAATCGTGCTGCGGCCGCGCTTCCAGACGGTCAAGGTAGGCCACTGGGTCCGCTGGAACTCGGCGCGCTACGGCGACCGCGTCTACATCGTCCGTTCGCGCTCGATCCGCGCCCTGACCAGCGACGGGCCGCGCAATGTCATTCTGTCTCTGCAGGAGCGTGATGCCGCGATCTATGCGAAGGCGGGCCTCATCGCGCCTGTCGTGCCGATCCCGAACGGTGACCCTGTCTATCTGAACGAGCTTCAGGACTGGGCAATCATCGCCGTGGTGGCGACGGGTGCTGATGGCAGGTCATATCCTGCTTTCCGCTTGTCCTGGTCCGCGATCGACGACGTCACGGTGCAGGCTGTTGTCTTCGAGTGGTGGGTCGATGGGGCCCCGCAGAACAAGTTTCGCCGTCGTGTCGAAGCTGATGAAACCATCGCCCTCGTTCAGGAAGGCATTCTCAGCGTCACCGACTACAAGTTCCGTCACAAGCTGGTAGCCGACCGGGCGACGAGCTGGGTCGGCCCGGTCTCAGCGACCTCTATCGAGGGTGGTAGTAGTTTCCTCGTTGATCTTGAGAACCTGTCTGAAGACATCCAGCAGAAGCTAGAAGAGCTGCAGGAGTGGATCGACGCAGGGTTGAAGGACATCGTCGATCAGACAGTCGTCGACCTATCGAGCGAGATCGACGGCCGGGTTACGGGCGCGATCGAAAGCGCAACGCGATATCGCTCGATCTTGGATGAGATGTCGGCGATACGCGATTATGCAGCCGACCAGGATTTCGCAAACTACCGGGACAAGGAGCAGCTTCGCCAGGCCATAACCGCTCGCGTCGAAGGTGGGTTTGCATCTTTCGAAGAACGGATCACGGTAGCAGCCTCGAATACATCAGCGGTATCGCAGCGCGTGACAACGCTGGAAGCTTCGACCAGCAGCATCGCGGCGCAGATCACCGATATTGACGAAGCCCGCGTCGATGGAGATCTTGCGCTTGCCCAACAGATCTCGCTTCTATCGGCCGGCACGGACAACCAGTTTGACCCTGTCAACCTATGGGACTTCGAGGTCGACGCTTCCGGCTGGACTGGCAACGGCACGCCGACAGTCGCCTCGGGCTTTCTACGACCGGCAAATGCTGCGACGGACCCCTATGTAGCTTCGCCTGCTATTGAGGTCATGGCCGCGAAGTATCGGCAAGTCAGGTTGCGCATCCGCAAGTTCGGCTCGCCCGTATGGGAGGGGTATTGCTACTGGAAGGCATCCACCGACAGCACATGGGACACGGCGCGCCGCGCGGTCGTCGGTGAACCTGCCTATGATGCCAACAGTATCGGGCTGATCACGTTCAACCCGGAATGGTCCGGCTTGATTGCGCAGATCAGGATCGACCTCTCAGCGGCCCAGACTGCTACGGACTACTTCATCATCGACTGGATCTCGGTCGGCGCTCCGTCCCCCGGTGCCTCCCGTGCTGAGCTGGCAGCCGAGCGCCTTGCCAGGATCGATCAGGACGAAGCAATCGCAAGCAGTCTCGTTGCTCTTGAAGCGGAGTTCAACGATCCGGAGACCGGTCTTGGTGCAGTCGCTACAGGCGTTTCGGTCCTCGAAGCCCGCGTAACCGATAACGAGGGGCTGATCAACGCGCAGGCAACTTCGCTCGATGCGCTAGCCGTCTCACTCGATGGTAAAGCGGGTATCGATGTCGTCAATGAGTTGTCGGCTGAGGTCGAGGCTCTGGGCGGTGGTGGGCTAGTTTCGCAGGGTGGCGATATTCGAGCTGTCCGAAACGAAATATGGCCGCTTGCCAGCGAGACGATCGAACAGGACTTCGCCAATTTCCTTGGCACAATGGGTGCGCTGAAGGTCACTGCGGACGCAAGTGACGTCCTCGACACCAAGATAACCCTGACCAACAACAGCATCGATATCGTAGCCCGAGCCGTAACTCAGGTGCAGTCGGTGTTGCCAGGCCTTGCGACTTCGACTGCGTTGAGCGCTCTCAGCACGCGCGTAACAGCAGCCGAAGGAAACATTAGCAGTGCGTCGAGTGCCATTACATCGCTGCAGAGTGATCTAGGCAGTCTCACTACAGTGGTGGGCACTAAAGCCAGTGCATCGGCTCTCACTGCACTCACTACGCGCGTATCGTCCGCGGAAGCCAACATCAGTAGCGCCTCTAGCGCGATCACCTCACTTCAGAGCGATCTCGGCAACCTTGAGGGTGTGGTTGGAACGAAGGCGAGCGCTTCAGCACTTACTGCGCTCACTACCCGCGTAAGCACCGCGGAAGGCGAGATTGAGGCGGTATCGGACAGCCTGTCGACAGTGACGTCGCGGGTAGACGACGTCTCGGCTGATGCCCGGTTCCGGATGACGGCCACCTCCGGACCGACCGGGTTTGCCCGTATAGCGGCACAAGCCCGGGTTTCAAGTGGTGCGGGGTGGCGAACCGCCGGCTGGTACATGGACGTCCCAACCGACGTGTCAGAGCCGACGCAGTTCCTCGTCAATGCCGACCGTTTCGCAATCCTGAACGGGAGCTCGAAAAAGCAGCCTTTCGTCTTTGAGGGCGGCGAGTTGGTGCTGGCGATTGCCAGCATTGGCACTGTGAAGGCGGGGCTTATTACGAGCCCTGACGGCAAGATGACCATCGACATCAACGCAGGAACGATAGTGATCAAGTCATGACGCGATTAATGATCGGCATCGATAGCCTGGGGCATTCATGCGTGAAAATCACCAAGGGAAACATCGATCCAGTAAACGAACCGGACGGCAACACGGCGTCTTTCCTTTACAACTCGAAAGTGGCGGCCGATGTGAAGTTGGCCGTCATTGACAGCACTCCCTTTCAAACCGGGAGCCGCTACCTGCCCGCGGGCTCCAATATCAACAACTACCAAAAAGTCTTGCAGGCTCCTTATGTGGGTTCCGCTGCGGTCAAGGATATCGGCGTCAGAAACAGCTTTTATGGAGACGCTATTCCTTACTCGCTTCCCATGTTCGATATCAAAACCCGTCGCATCTCTGACGGCAAGTATATCGAGCAGAACCGGGTGAGGCGCGAGGGTCGCGAGGGGTATGGCGGGGCAGAGCCGGGCTATTATGAAACCTTCGATCGCGGTCAAAGCGCATGGTGGGAAAATCGGCCGGATGCGTCGAGCAACTCTTTCGATGTCATTGGCGCGCTCGGAAACGGTCTGCTCTATCAAGGCAACAGCTATGCGACTGGCGATGCGGACCAGCTCGAAAAGGAAGTCGTCATCTGGCGACTGCCTGCCGACAACACGCCTATCCTCGACGGCGCGCCGAAGCCTCCGATCGCGGGGCAGTGGTCTGCGCAGTTCAGCAAGGATTTCTGCAGGGTCGCAAAGCCCGGCTATGACGTCCGAACAGCTCGCCCGACGCAACTAGCTTTTGACAGCTCGGGTCGGCCCCTGTCGGCTATCGGCGCAGCTGATATCAATCTTCCTGCCGGCGTGACCCGATACGACCTTGGGTTCGCCGTCACGCCTAACATGCTGGCGGATCTCTTCCTGTATGTCGATGACGTGATCACATTCCCGATGAGCCGTTTCAATCGGTCTTTGGTAGCGGAGTACTGGTTTTCAGGAAACAGCATCTACTTCGATAACAAGCAGTCCACCGCTTGCCGTTGTCGCTTTGTCGTTTTCGCGAATGATCGTGCGCCGCTCACGTCCGGAGACAACAATTTTCTACGCCAGTTCACGTCTGGCGGCGAAAGGGTCATGCAGCTGTTGCGTCCCGGATCTGGCAACCCGCCGGCCTTTCGCGACATCGTCCTGGACAGCCGTTGGCCGTGTCTTCAGATCTTGGCGGAAGATTACAAGCCAATTGCTGCGCAGGCGAACCGGACCCCTCCCAACGGGACGAACTCGGGGCAGTCTTTCACGGTCAATTTCAAGGGCGACGGCTTCTTTCCGATCGTCAAATACATGACCGTTCATCAGCATGAGGAATTCGGAAAATGCGTGAAGTTTCCGCAGACGCGTATCACTGAAAGCTACAACGGCTCGGACCGGTATCATCAGGCTAATTCGTCCTACTGCCAGCTCACCGACAATCAAGCGACGTTCTGGACGTTCAACGGTAACCCATACAATGAGCGTTACGCCGAGAACCGGTGGAAATTCGACTACGTGCCCGACCCTATAATCGGCATCCGCTACTACATCCTCGGCATCCCCCAGTAATCAGGGAAAACCCCATGACAACCGTCAATATCTCGCCTGAAGTCGCCCTTCAGGAAGAGCGAGCCATTTCGGCTACGCTGAAGAACCGCGTTCTGATCTTGGCGCAAGGTGTTGCGGAACTCCGCGATGCTCTGGCCCGCAGCCAGGAAGAGGTTGAGAACATGAAAGCGCAACTCGAAACTGCGCAGCGCGTCGGAGGAGACGACTGATGGCTCTACCGACATCCTATAACACCGGCACTGCGACGTTAAACGCCAACGGCACAGCTGTGACCGGGCAGGGCACCACCTGGCTGACCTCTGGCTTGCAGGCGGGTGACATATTCTGGGCGGCCGGGCTTTCTGTTCGTATTGCCGCTGTCAATAGCAACACGTCTTTGACGCTGGCGTACGCATGGCCGGGAACGACCCGCTCGGCCGATATCTATGAGGTGCGCTTCGCTTCGGATGCCACGCGAGCGCTGACGGCGGCCCGGCAAGTCCTCGATGCCCTGACGAACGGCAACCTGTTCTCGATCGGTGGCCTGACGACTGCCGCGAACAAGCTTGCCTACTACACAGGTGCCGGAGTGGCGGCGCTGACGGACTTGGTCGCCCATGGCCGTGCAATCATCGGCCTGACCGGCGGCAATGGAAAGTTCATCCGGTCGACAGGGGCCAACACCGCCGTCATGCAAGACATGGTCGGAACTGTTTCCCAGAGTGGCGGTATTCCAACTGGTGCGATAGTCGAGCGTGGCAGTAATGCCAATGGCGAATATGTGCGGTTCGCAGACGGAACGCAGATCTGCACCTACAATGCGGTGTTCTCTATCACGACAGGCGCGGTTGGTTCGATCCACCGCGACTCCACGAACGTGGGCGCATGGTCTTATCCTGCCGCTTTTGCCGCTGCGCCCGCTGTCTCGACCTCGGCGGCGAGCAACTCCGCCTGGACGGGCGTTGGCGCTGCATCAGCTTCGCAGCTAAACGGTTGCCCAGTTTTCGCGCCGATCGCATTGTCTGGCAGCAATATTCGCATTTACTTCCAGGCGATCGGAAGGTGGTTCTGATGAAAGTCGCATTCACCCCCCAGCGCCGTCAAGGATCGCTCAAGGTCGTCAAGGACGGCGACAAGCTCCGGATCAACGGGGCGCTGTTCAGCTTCATATCCCTGCCTGACGGCGCTACCATCCCATACGGGAACGTACCATGCGAATGGATCGCCGGCTCGGTCGAGCGGATTGATGGCGAGATCCACCTTACGCTGATCCTTCCTCATGGCAGCAACCCATCTCAAGCCGTTGCCTTTCCAGAAACCCTTGCTGACCCAGAAGACGGTGATCTCTTGATACCGAGCGACCCGGTCGTGGAGTTGGACAATGTGGACACCTGACCCGAGCATGTTCGTGACCGCTGCGCAGAAGGCAGCTGCAGCCAAAGACGCGGGTCTGGCCGCCTACAAAGGTGCGTTTGATGCGCACCTCGACGAGGTCGCCGGCGAGCGGCAGTACGACAGCCGCTACACGATCACTGCCTACGCCGTCAGCACTAACCCGGCGTGGGCAGCAGAAGCCAATGCCTTCATCGCGTGGCGTGATGCCTGCCTGATCTACATGTTCTCGCTGATGTCGTCAGTAGAGGCTGGTGAGAGTGCCGCGCCCACTATCGCCGAGTTCATCGGCGGCATGCCGGAAATAGCGTGGCCGGCGTAGGTCGCTACGTGGGAGAGGTGAGGCTCGGCGCTCACTGTAGGGAACCGGAGACCCAACGCCGAGCCTCTGCCGTGGTGGGCATCAAGGAAGACGGCCACGGCATCACAGAAGCTAGCGCGTGAAAACTCTTTGGCCAGATGCGGTTTCTACTTAGGAGACCCGGCGCCGCTGTACGCGAGGTCCACCGCGCCGGGCCTCCGCCGCGGGAGGGGGTCCTTTAGGGAAGGCAACCGCGACGCATTCGTTTGTAGCTGATCATCAGACGAGCACAACGGCCAGATCTAGCCGCCCATCCTCGTTGGTCACCAGTACGCAAGGAAGTCCATTGCGACTAAGCCCATCGCAAGGAACGCGGCCAACACTGGGAATACCGTTGAAAATTTGTCCATCGAAACCTCCGCTCATCTCCGAAAGCACGACGGTGCTTCCGGTTCCTGCCTGATGGCGCGCAGCGTTACCGCCTTCTGAAGATCCAACAGCGACCGCTCCGAAACGGCGCACCCTCAAAGGAAAATCTGAAATGAACACGTCTCTGCAGAAAACGCAGAAGCGCCTGCTGACGCTTGGCTTCTGGCTACCGAAATACGGTGCTGATGGTGAATACGGCAAGGAGGCCGACGACGCGATCAACGCCGCGCTTGACCAGCTGGTCACGCTTCGCAGCCTTGTCGCAACGCCTCCTACCTCGCTGCCACCGCCGGCACCAACGACGTCGGTAGACATTTACGACCGAGCCATCCCTGCTGGCTGGATGCCGGACGCCAAGATCACCGGCATCGTCTTCCACTGGACTGCCGGACAGAACAAGGCGAGCGACCTCGACCGCGCGCACTACCACGTTCTCATTGAAGGCGACGGCAAACACGTCCGCGGCGTTCCCTCGATCGACCTCAACAGTCTGCCGAAGGCTAAGGCCGGCTATGCAGCGCACACGCTGAACTGCAACACCGGGTTCATCGGTGTGTCGCTCTGCGGCATGGCTGGCGCCATCGAGAACCCCTTCAGCGCCGGCAAGCAGCCGATCACCCGTGTTCAGTGGGATGAATTGGCAAACGTCCTTGCGCAGCTCTGCAAGCGCTACAGCATCAAAGTCAGCCGCACGACCGTCCTCAGCCATGCCGAAGTGCAGACGAACCTCGGCATCAAGCAGAAGGGCAAGTGGGACGTTGCCCGCCTGCCGTTCGACACCTCCATCCAGGGCGCTGCCGCAATCGGCGACCAGATGCGCGCCATGGTGCAGTTCAAGCTTTAACCCTCGAAAGGAAAATCGCATGTCTCAGTACAGCAAGCTTATCGGCGCGCTTGTCGGCAATCTCGTCGCCATCCTGCTCGCCTACATTGCAACCAAGTGGACCGGCATTGCCGAGTGCGCTCTCGTCGACCAGGTGCAGACCTGCTCCGCCTTCGGCTTCAGTCAGGCGCAAATCACGGCGGCCCTGATGACGGCGATCAACGCCGCCTTCGTCTACTTCTCACCAGCCAACAAGGCAGCATGACCTGGCTGTCTGGACTCGAAGTTGTCCTGCAGCTTGCCAGCTCCATCGCTCGGCGGGTTGTCGGTATCGAAAAGACAACGCGGCGCGGGGCGCAAACTGCGCGGGACTCACCGAATGATCCTTTCTAGCGGTTCAGGTTGGTGAGGCTGTTTGATGGCCTGGCGAATATCTTGCTTCGTTGACCAGATCCCTGATGGACTGCTTTGTGCCAGCGGGAGCTATCAACCATGCCAGCGTCATTGCGACGGTGATAATGGCGATCGTCCCGCGCACATGCTTGTAGATAGCAAGCCATCCAAGCAGAGCGAAAAGCAGCGCAACAGCGAGCGCTGCAATGAGAGGCGCGCCGACCGCCCACAGGCACGCGAACATTACGACTGATGGCATGTATTTTGTGAGGAAGAGCCAACGTTCTTCGAATTCAAGGTCGTCGCGGTACATACTCGATACTCCTGAACGATCCGTCTTCAAACTTGAAGTTGTGCGTAGCAGCGTAACTGAAGGTCATATTTTGTGCAACGCACACACTGGCAAGCGAGCGGTCCGAGAGCGTTGAGCTTAAAATATGGTTAAATTCCGAAAGGGCATGGGGACTGATGACAGGGAGAAACGACATGCCAAACGGCGGCTTTGACCCAGAAGCGAAATACGCTCAGCTCGGCGAGCGCGTCGAGAACCAGTCGCGTCAGATCGGCGACCTCGACAACCGAATGGGTAAAGGGTTCTCCGAGATCGCTTCGCAGATCCGATCGCTGGTCGACGACATCCGCGGCGGATCGAAAACGCAATGGCCGATCATCATCGGGTTCTGTTCGGTGACGATCACAGTTCTGGGTGGTCTTGGCTTCATGGCGCTGCAGCCCATCAAGGACAACATCACTACGATGCGCGAGGACATGCGACTAAGGTCTCTTGAGACGAAGGACAGCCTGTCGACGATCGTAGCTGGCATGGTCACGCAGAAGGAGATGGAGTGGCGTACTGCTCGAGGCCAAGAGGATCGCCAACGAACTGAATCAGCTATCAAAGAGCTTCGGGAAGGGCTGGTCCCGAGAGACGAGCACGCTCGGGTCTGGGCGAACTATGACCAGCGGTTCCAGGATCAGCAGCGACAGGTCGACGAGTTGAAGCAGGCGCAGGGCAGCGTCTATGGGGCAAGGGACGTGATCATGGATTTGAGGCAGCGCTTGGATCGTGTGGAGCGGGAGCGTATCAGTCAGCCCTAGGCAAAACTGTCGCCAAGCAAATAGGGCGCGGGAGGTGACAATCCTGCCTACCCCCGCTCTTCGATCGTCAGCAACTTTTATGGTATGCTCTAGCAACAGTAGAAGGGGCGGACATGGAAGATAAGGCTTTCGTACTCAAAGATAGTATTTTTGACGCATTTGCTTCGGCTGCTGCTCTACTCACCGGCGAATTTTGGGCGGCAATCGCGGGAGCCGTCGTTGGCGGAATTATCGCCTACATTATCCAATGGTCCGCGATGAGAGAGGCGCGTGAAGACCGAGCGCAGGAGAGGCATTTGTCAAACCGAGCACTGGGGTTTTCTCTGTTCTACAGACTGCTTTCTATAGATTCCAATCTCGATCATATTCGAAACCACGTCGCTCAACGCATCGCTATAGCGGAAGAAGTAGGTATCACGAATATGGAGGCCGTATTGCTTCCGTTGGCAAACTTGCCAACTGCTATCGAATTTAGTCCTGATGAGATGGGTATGCTGCTGTCGCTCAAGGATGACGATACATTTAATGCGGTCCTCTCACTTGATAAAATTCACAACAGCATCATTCCCGTCTGGGATCTCTACAAACAGATGAGGCAGTCACTCCAAGCTGAGCTTGAGATAACCGAATTTGACCCGACAGTCGGTAAGAGCGGTTTCAAATTAACACAGGGCAGCCAAGCGGACATAAAGCGGTTTGAGCTTAACCAGATTGCAAACGAGTTGGTGAGTAGGTCGACCCTAGATGCGGATGAATCTGCAAAGGCGCTTGAACTGCTGGGAAAACTTTTGAACGCAAAATTAGGTCTTACGATCGGTGTTACGAGGAAAAGATAGCTCGCAGCCCTGGCCACAGACGTAGCAGAGGCCCGTCGGTTGCAGACCGGCGGGGTCTCTTTCCATGGAAACGGTGAAATGGTTTTTCCGGCTTGTTCTCGAAGCTTCCCAAGCTGAATACGTTGCGCCAAGATTTGGCATTCGTGCTCCTCGTTCTTTTTCTGTGGCTAAGACATCGATGCAGAAACACCGAGTTGCCTTGTAGATTTTTTTAACCTACTAGTAGGGTGTAAAAATCAACAAGGTAGAGTAAGGACATGATCGTCGAGACACGCACAGTTCGCGAAGAATTAGATGTTGACCTGCGGCTCCTGGAGCTTGGCCTCGACAGGCGTTTATTACTCGATGTCCGCGACATCGCTCGGGGCGCTGCGGCTAACGCAACTCCTTTCCACCCAGCTAACGCCGCTGGCACCTACTCTTATCAAGAGGGTTCGTGGGCTCTTCGAGATCGCTTCGTTGGCGAGGAGTGGGATCTCGATCGTACCGAAGGCGTAGAGGCAATTGTGAACGTCAAACGTGGTCTGCGGGTAAGTTTTTCAAACGTCGATATTGCTGCGCATGATGAAAAGAAGCCCAAGCCACGCTCCCCCAAAGGTGCAGGTGCTGAGCGGGCATGCTTGGGTAATCTTTTCGGTTTTGAACTGCCGGAATACGCGAAACTCGAAGGTGATGGGTTAGCTACATACTACTTGATGGTTGATGAGCGCGGCGCGGCAGAACTGACGCGACCCGTCGTCGAAGGCAGGACGTTCAGCGCCTACGTCGAGCGTATCTACCTGTCTGATGGTTCGGACACAGATCTTGACAAGCAGTTCCTTGATGAGGGAGACCGCGCTGACGATTTCGATCCCTTGGTCGTATCTCGCAGATAATCGGGGTCCGTGATGTTCAACAGCAAAAGGCTCAGTCTGGCTAGAATGCGGCGACGC